AGAAACCAAATTGGTCAATAACAAATCCTGGAGATGCCTTTCAATTTACAGAAGTTTATACTCCTCCTGGTTTGGAGTCAGTTTCAGACGTAACTCGCACGATCCAATCAGAAAGCGTAACAGATACAACTACAATATTCTCACAGTAATAGGATTATTACTTGGGAGTCCAGCGTTTGCTAATACCTCAAACACTGCGGCTCCATCCGCATCTGCGTCTGGTTCCGTATCAAACTTTGCTACACAGGTGCTTCAGGGAAATACAATAGAAAATCATTATGGCAATGGTATTAGATGCCAAGGCCCACAAATGTCATTTAGCCCATTCGTTACCACCTCGTTTAATCAAAAACGACCTATGGATTACACATATGAAACTCCTGTGTACGATCCAAGCGTTGATGATGACGGTAATCTAATCAACCCTGGTAAGATTCTTTATTATCAACAAAACTATAGTGGTAACAAGGATTCTTTAGGACTAAATGTGGGAGCAGCACTTACTTTTACCTTTCCATTAGATCAAAGATTTCAAGATCAATGTTTAAAAGCAGCTACAACGCAAGAAAAAATACAAGCACAAATATTATCTAAGGAACGCCTCAACTATGAACTTGCAAGGCTAAAAAATTGCGGAGAATTAGCGATTCGGGGAATATCATTTGCCACTGATAGTCCTTATCATGATTTATGCAAAGATGTAATCGTTACTGAAAAGATGAATCAAGTATTACCGCACACTCATAATCTTAAGAAGTAGTATCTTTTTTCTTTGTTAGTTTCTTTATCAAGTTTTTTACAACTGGTTTTACTAAATTAAGAATGATCGGAGCAGAACAGCCGACCAAAGCAAGGCTAAAAACCCCAGTAAACTGTTTAAAAGACGGAATATATTGGTCGATGAACGGTACGTCTTCATAAAGGGTAATGCAATCTATCCCATTTTTACCACGTTCATAACCAGAAACACGCAATAATTTTTTATCGTTACGAAAATCACCGATTTTTTGCTCTTTGTTACTAGGACAAGGTGGTATTTTTAGTTCTTCATCTTTTTTCTTCTGTGTTATCTGAGGCTTCTGTTGTGGAGGCTGCTCTTGCTTTTGTTCCTGTTGTTTTACAGGTGCAGTATATGTAAAATTTGCAGGGTTATATTCAAGCGGTTCATAGCTAGGAATATTAAACGTACCACAGGCTTGATATGTGCCTAGTTCATCTTCGTTTATCAGTCCTGTCAGATTGTTTCTATGAGCATCAACACATCCTGGAATATCTACAACTGGTTTATAAATAATATCTAATATCGGTGGCTGTACTTCCCATAATCTTATCTTTGGAACGTAAACTTCTTTTATTTCAATTTTTTGTATCTTCGTCATCTATATCTCCAATAGAAATAGACCAACCATCTTCACCAAACTTACCAACTTCTTTTATTTTAGGTTCTTCTTTCTTTTCAAAACTATCGTGATATTTTTTTATTTGACTTTCCAGTTCTATATCAAACTTAACCATTCGCATCCAATCAACTAATTTGTCTATGTAATGTTTAATTAGTTTTTTAAAAAAACCAAATATCATAAAGGCAACATTGGACCTGTTACTTTAGGCATTTTTTTATCTATTTGATTAGGTAATATTTTGCTTACACCTTCCATAACCTTTTCCATCATCATCGCTTCAAACTGTGGGCTACTGACCCATTTGTAAGCCGTCCAACCTGCACCTATAGTTGTTAAGCTTATCAAGAATGATAAAATGGATAATATTGAAGAAATTTTATTAAGCATATGAGAAATGCGTTTTTGAAATTACTACCATTAACAACAATTATAGTATTTTCTGGTCTATGTGCATTAGCTCCCCTTTATATAACGATGGGAATAATGACAAGACAGATGACAGAAAAATCTAATTAGATTCTAATTTTTTTACTTTTGCTGATAGATCTTTAATAGCTTCTACTAATACACCAATTAGTCCGCTATATTGCAAAGTTTTATTCCCTTCATCACCATGAACAAGTTCTGGAAAGACTTTTTCTACATCTTGTGCTATTACACCCATTGAATCAATAGAAGCATTATCTAATTTATATTTATAACCTGTTATTTGTTGTATTTTATCTAGTGTATTTGTAATTGGCTTTATATCGGATTTAAAAGCAATATCAGATGTTTCTGTAACTGTTCCTGTCACTGTCACTCCCGAAGAGGTTGTCTCAATTTTTTTAGTTCCATCGTGGTATAACTCTACTGCTCCATCATCTACACACTTTATATGTACTTCTGCACCATGTCTAAGTTCTATTGGGTGAAATAAACCATTAATTATATTTGTAGAACCATCGTGAGAGATTTCAAAATCTGCACTAGCACCAAAAACAGCTTTTGCATTGTCAGCAAATTCTAAAGCGTTATCGGACTTGTCGAATACAATATTTGCACTTGCACCAGTAAATGTAACATCGCCATCATGTGTTGCTCCATCATCAGTTACCGTTCCTGTAATATTTATTCCAGTGGCATCAATAGCTAATTTTGTAGTTAGCGTTCCAGCAGTCATTACTTGCAAGTTAAGTTTTCCGTCTTCTGTTCCATCACTTGCATCAATGATTACAGATTCTATTGCAGCAAAATCAACTTCTTCTGGAGTGCCAGCATCGTTTTTGCCTCTATAGAAAATAGTTGATATAACATCATTATCCTGTCCAGCACCACTAGCTCCCCTTCTGTGATACAACATAAGGTTTGCACCACTGGCAGCATCATCAGCATCACATTGTAGTTGTAGTGCTTGACCTGTAAGAGTTGTTGTCAAGTGCATTGGATATATCGGATCAGTTTCATTTATACCAATTTTATTATTTTTAAGCCTTATTCTTGATGCTAAAGTTCCAGCAGCACTTGTCATAATATCTAATATCCCATCCTCAGATGTGTTTGTAGTATCTTCTATTGATGCAACAACACTTGCATAGTCATGAGTATTCCCAGCCGAATCTTCACCCCTATAAACAAGGTTCCCTAGGTTATCATCTGCTGCTGGTGAGGCTGAGTTTCTAAATAAAACAAGATCGGGTGCATTGTCAGCACCAGCGTCACTATTCTCAATAATTACTTGGTCTGTTGTGTCTGCACTAAACAAATGTAATTGTGCGGCAGGGGTTCCAGATCCTAATTGCAATCCTGTTGTTGTAAACGAACCAATCAATGTTTGGTTTGCTGATATTCCTATTTCATTACTTGCAACTCTAAAAAAACCAGTAGAACCACCATCATCAATAAAACCTACACTAGGAGCCGATACAGTTCCATTTGGTATGCCTTTTAATATTGTTGTAAGTTGTATTTTTTTATTTTTATTAGCGTCTGTACCTTCACTAACGTCAATTATAGGAAAAACATCAGCAGCAACAGGCGCAGTCAGCTCAGTTAAAGCAGTGATTTTCCTATCAGCCATTTATTTTTCAGTAGTTGCTTCTATCTTACCTTCTAATTTGTTTTTCAACTCAGTAAGTTTTTTTAATGATCCTTGATTTTCTAAAATGGGCTGTGTTGCACTATTTATCTGTGTCTGTTTTTCATTAATAGCTTTCTGTGCTTCTTCCTGTATTGCTTTAATTTCTTGCTGCAATAAAGAAACTTTTTTTACATCAATTTCTAATTGCTCTGTAATTTTTGCAATTTCTTCATTAATAAGATCAACAGGATTTGTCATGTTTTTTATTGTTTTTTATATTTTACTAAGCAGCTTCTAAGGCTGCAACTTTAGTTTCTAATGTTTCAATTTTTGTGATTGCTTCTTGTAAGGCAGCAGTTATTAAAGGTACAAGTTTAGTTTGATCTATTTCTTGATATATGGGGTCATCAACATTTCCAGTTGGTGCATCTCCAGAATCTATCATTGCTTGTGTTATAACCTCATCTTTCGTTCCTGATACTGCCTCTGGTACTGCTGTTACTTCATGTGCAAAAAATCCGTCAACAGTAGTTGTAGAATCTACCTTCCAATTAAATCTATAAGGTTTTAGTGTTTTTAATCTTGTAATACCGTCAGATATCGCAACTGCATTTTCTTTTAATCTGTAATCAGAAGAAGTGTTAAATGTTGTTGAGCTAGCTCCTGCTTTAATAGTTCCTACAGTACTTCCACTAGAATTTTCCAAAACAACGCAATTTCCTACATTACTACCTGTAGCTCTACCGCTTTGTAATGTTAAAACTCTATCGTTAGCACTTCCAGTTCTTGAAAAGTGAACTAAATCACCTGATGCATGTTCTATTGATAGCATACCACCATGAGCAAGTGTTCCACTAACACCTCCATTACTACCATTTCCTATTCCTAATCCACCTGCACTAAAAATTTTAGCCCGTAGTTCCCCATTTGTTGTAAAAAGTAAGTGAGAACCAGTACCTGTACTTCCACTAACTTCAGCAAGAATTGAAGCAGTAATTCTATTTGGATTACTAGAATCATTTCCAATGAAGTGTAAACCACCCATTGGTTGATCAGCTACAAGACTCGTATCTGTGTTTATAAAATTAATATATCTAGCACCAGCAGGATCTGAGTTTGTGCCAGCATATCTTATATCAATGTTGGCATCAGTTTGTATTAATCCAGCCGAAACATTTGTTGCAACATCACTTGTTTGAGGTGTCAAACCAACACCAATATGTCCACCAGTTAATATTTGAAATTTACTTACATTACCGCCGCTTTCATCATTATAAATATGAAAAGAATTATCACTTGCTGTAGATGATAATAACCAAGTGTCACCATTGTCATCTGCTTCATCAGCTTTTAAACTAAGATTTGCATTTCCACCTTCAAAACCTTTAATTGCTACAGTACAAGTACCATCAGGATCAGCTATTTCAACACCACTAGAGTTTAAAGTAAGAATAGTATTTCCAGCCCTTTGAAGTTGTAATTCACCAGTACCAGCGTCATTAATTATTGAATTACTTCCATCATGCGAGATCGTTAAATCTGCACCAGTTCCGAAAGTTGCTTTGGCATTATCAGCAAATTCAAGTGCATTATCTGATTGATCAAAAACTATATTTGCAGATGCACCAGTAAATGTTAGATCTCTTGCAATCGTTCCATCTAAATTTATTAAATCTACCCAATCATCATTTGAACTATTGCGTATCTTTAATTTAGCAGCATTAGTATCTGCCCATATACTGTATGCGACAGTAGTAGAAGGACTTGAAGCGTTACTGTTATTAGAAAGGATTGCAGCTAAAGCATTATTAAGGTCTGATCTTACGCTGGCGCCTGAGGCATTAGCTATATTATAATCATGTGTACTCATAAGTCAGTCATACCAGTGGGTTTGAGGAATTAAGCACCTTCCGCACCAAAGCCATTAGCTTGGTATGAAAATGTGCGGTCAATAGCTGCATTAGAACTATTAAAGAAAGTAATAGAAAAGCCTGTGCGACTTTCACTACTAATCACATAATAGTCACCTGTAGCCATATTACTAGCAGTTATGCCTAATTTAGGGGTTTGGTAAAAGGCTTTACTAAAAGTTACCGCTTTTGCACCTGCACCGCTACTGAAAGAGTCACTTTCTGTTCTATTTTCAAATAAAAGTTGATAACCTAATTCATCTACTAAAGGTGTCTGATCGTTATATTCAGAAAGTAAATCTAATTTAAATTGAAAAGTCCTACCTGTGTACCTTCCATTTTCCATTGGTACAAAAGCTTCATATGTTGTTGAATCTTCCTGATCAAACTTGTTCCCATCTTCCAATAATAAAAATTCACTATTTTCATCTAATATTTCATCATCAGTTATAGCATCATTACTTTTTCTGAATTTCAATATTCCATTTGTTTCATCAGGTAATGCACCATCAAAGTCACTCCATTGGTCAATATTTGTAAAATGTAAATCAATAGTATCATTTGGATATAAACCTCTGATTTTTAAAATTCTATTAAATTGAACTGTAAAGATACCACCTAAATCAACTGTATTTTCAAAAAAATATTCACCTGATGTTTTTAATGTGCCGCCAAAATCTATATTCTGTAAGTACCCTTGTTCAAAATCAACTTTATCATCTATTTCATCATCAGTATCTAAAACAAGTGCATCAAATTCATCAGAATAAAAACAATCATTACGCTGACCAGAAAAAGGTGCTGCCGTTTGATCCTCTCTTACCGTTTGTACTAATAGTTTTGGAACTTCTTCTGGTAAATTAATAACTGCACTTATAGCATTTTCAGATTTGTTATTATAGGTATCTCTAAATTTAACAAGATATTCTCCATTTATTAAAGGGACTATTAAATAGTCAGTAACAGCAGCAACTTCTCTAAGTAATGTGCTATTAGGCCAAATTCCTGTGCCATCTGTTAAAGCTGAGTGCCTAATAATTGCAACCAATTCTTCTTTATTACCTGTATAAGTACTTGGAATATTCCATTTAATAATTGCTTCATTTTTTGTTGTAGCTTCTACAGAAACATTTAAGGGATCTGGCGGTAATAATATTGTAGGAATTACTGGGGAAGTTGTTTCTGGTATTGATTCTTTAGGTACAGTTATTGTTGTCTCTACAAAATCTGATTTTTTGTTATTTGGGGCAACACCAACTGCCCTAACTTTAAAAGTAACCTGTGATTGTGGTTTTAAATTATCTATTTCAAATGTTGTATCTTCTGTTGTAGCGTGTTTGAAAGATCCGTCACCAATTTTATATTTTATATGAAATGAAATTGAAGGGCCATTTGTGCCTCTAGACCAACTAAAAACTGCTTTGTTATTAGACATAATTAATTAGTTACTATTATTGCGTGTTGCAAGTTCTCTGGCACAGCTGGCGTTTCATCAAATGCAGTAATATCAGTAAAATCTAAATTTGAAGTTGAATCAGCAGCCTCATAAATACTATCGTTAAATTCAACACCATTTATTGTATATGTACCATCATTATTATCAGTGACATCAATACATCTAAACTTTTGATGCTGTAAAGTGCTTGAGGTTATTGTGTAAACAGATTGAGATTGTGGAGCAGAGGTAAAAGCAGTACTGACAGTGACAGTTGTTGTAGAAACTGCACTTATTGTTTTTGATTCAACAGTGCCATCTGACAATGTGCAATTTAAAGTAAAAGAAGTAGGATCGCCACTTATAGTAGAAGATAAATCTTTATCAAGAACAATTGATGTAGTGGTAGCACCAGAAGCAATTCTTCCAGCCCTTTGCACTCCTTGCTTCATTTCATCTGCCACTGCAAAAACTTGACTTGGTAATACAGCTAAACCATCCAAACCTGTTTTAAAAGATACAATATTTGCATCTAATTCTTCACTCTTTAACATCCATGTTCCCAATCTTTGTGCTTGATATTTAGAAGAACAACCAAAAGCAAGAATATCTTTAACTTGATAACCATATTTTGTAATTAAATCGTAATCTTCAACAACAACTACATTGGGTTTATATAAATTATCTGGGTCATTATATCTCACTCTTATTGAAGTTGATCTTGTTTTTAAAGAGGTTCCTGAATATTCAAAAACACCGTCTATAACATTTGAATTATTATAAAGATGAACAGGGTCTACATCAGAATTATCTAAATTTCCATGGTCAGCACCTACATTGACCGTATTTGCTGCCCAATATGTCATACCTCTAAATGTACTTGCAAGGTTCTGTAAAACCTTATATGCGTCATTCTGAGAGGCTATTACAGTATTTATTGCAAACCTTGGCTCTAATCCATCAGGTGTATTAAGTCTTTCATTTGCATATTGAGCTAAAGGATATAAATCAACCCAATTTACATTAGATGCCGTAATAAAATCACCAGCACCATGTTTATCATTTGTAAGCATATCGTAGAAAATACAAACAGGGCATGTTGTCCACTCTAATTCAATATTTCCATCGTCATCTTGTTTTAAACTTCCATCAAAAGCTCCTATAAAACGTAAACTTCCATCATCTCTTACAACTGCGTTGTGAGGTATAGCCACTTTTAATCCTCTTATGAGGTATGCTCTAGTGGGCAAAGATGAAAAAGCCTCAGTTGAAAAAGATGATCCAACACAAGCAGTAAAAGGATACCTACTTTTAAAACTTTGTCTTTCAATCATTGATTGTAAAATTACACGATTTGATCTTGTGTTTTCTAATGGTGTATTCGTATCAATATCTTCAAAATTACTTTTCTTAATTTCATAATCTTCTTCCTTATTTGTAACTTTTTTTATTTTTAACAAATATGGTGGATCACCTTCAAGTGCTATTTTTGGTGTTTTAACTTGATAAGTAGAAGTAGAAACACCTGTATGTCTCTTGTCATATACTTCATTAAAAGCAGTTCCTTTAGACTGTAAAAAAACTTGTATTCTTACAGTAGCATTAAAAAGTTGACCTCTTGCCACACCTTCCATAGCTGTGCAAAATAAAGCTGGTAGTGTAAAAACAAATTGAACTGATGTAGTGTCTGCATCAATGATTTGTTTTATTGTTTGACCACCACCATAATTTCTATTGGTGACTTTATTTTGATTATTTTTTGTTTCACTATAATTAGAACCTATTTCTTCTGAAAAATTTGTTAAATTAGAAGCCCCACCTTTTTGATAATCACTAAGCTGTAATTGATTTTTTGTTCCAGCTTTAAATTCATATGTATAACTTTTTTTACTAAAATTTAATTTAGTTGCTGATTGTACAGGTGTTTCATCTAAAAAGATACCTCTTTTAGCTCCTCTTATACCCTTTATTGGCCCTTCACAAAGTAAATCAATTATTTTTATTATGGATGTTGAATTTAATGCCATAATTACTTGTTTCTTAAATTATATCCTACACGTCTAACTGTGAATGAAGCCTGTGTAAAATCAACACTTGTATCAACAATTGTTATTTTGACTCTATAATCATTTTTGCCGTCAATAAATGGAAAAGGTAATTTGCAAATATAATTAAATTTTTGTGTTTTTGTTGTTAAACCTTGAATTGTAGATTGGCTATTTAGAACTACTGTACCAAGAGATATTTCTACAACTTTAATCTGATAAGTAATAAAACCATCAATTCTTGTTGTATTTTTATCACCAACAAAATCTACAAGACCTGCAACTTGAAATAACATTTGAAATCTTTTAGTATTTGTATTGCCTTCTAAAGCACCAGTGATATCAACAATATTTTGACCACCTTCTTTTTTTAAATTTATTGCTGTAGAAGACCCAAATTTAGCAGTGCCGTTAGGTGCTGGCCCATTTAAAATTCTTGCACTTATTCCTCCAAGAGAAGAATATTTTCCTTTTACCTCTTCACCATTTAATCTTACACTGCTCAAACTTGGTGGTCTAATAAATTTTAATAAAGGATCAGAATCAGGTGCAATTTCAATATCTGTACTCAAGATATGTCCACCGATCAAAGCTTGTCCGTAAACAACAGGTATTGTTTTTCCAAGTCCTACAGTATTAGCTGCCCCTGTATAACCATAACTTTGCGACCCATCAGATCCTCTTGTAATACCACCAGCACCACCAAGAAAACCCGATAAAGGTGCATCAAAAGCACTTAAATTACTAAATTGTGGCTGCGGAGAAAGTACATCAGAAACACCATCTAAAATCAAAGCAACACCTAGTTTTGCTCCTATACTTCCAAGAGTAGCACTACCAAATAATGTACTAGTACCTGCAAATGCTGCCCCAAATCCACCTGTTGTAGCAACTAATACAACACCCAAAGCTGCTTTAACAAGATTACCGCTACCAGTTAAAACAGGTGTAATTACTAAATCATGTGAACCTAACGGTAAAAATAAATCTGATAATTCTAAATCAATATCTACTTGCTGAACTTTATAAAAAATACCCTGTTCTTGTAATTTAAAGACATCTTTTGCAAATTCTGGATAGTTTATACGTAAAAGTTTTATAGCTTCTGCTGGTGTTTTTAAATTATAATAGACATGAGTTTCCCCATATTTTTTTCCTAATTCATCCATCAGCAGAATCTTATGCTGCATATCTAAAACACCCCACAGTTCTTTTTCTATAGTAATGATTATAATATTCAGAACAACTTACAGACTCAAATTTTTGATGTAGTATCATATCGTTTTTTAAAACAACCGCACCATGCATAGGTTCTTTAGTCCACATTTTCATTATTAAAACATCATTTTGTTTTCTTTCATTTATATCTACCTCTATAAAATTTAATTTTTTTGCATCACTCAGAAAAATACTTTTACAAGTTTCAAAACTTTCTGGTCGTTCATAATCAGGTAATTTAATACCAAGTAAGGCATAATAATCACGCACTATTGAATAGCAGTCAAAAACACCATACTTCCATTGTCTTCCAATTAAGGATTTATAATTTGCCATGTGTCCTCTGGTAAAAGATAAACGTACCAAGGAACCTTTGTTGCTTTACAAGCTTTTTTATCTGGTTCGCTTGCATCGCCACCTGCTGGATGAGAGTGGACAATATATTGAAGTTTACCTTTTGATCTAGCTTTTAAAAAATCTTTTGGATGTATCGCAAAATTATCCTCTGGTGTATCTGAAATATTATTACAAGCATAATAAACATTATTAACCACAATCCCACAAGATTCTTTCGGTGCTTGATCTAATGCGTGTTGTTTTGCTGCTTTTTTAAATATCATCACATCTGTAGTCTTGCATTTAAAAACCCACCAAAAGGCACTTTAGTTTTTTTGCCTGGAAATCTTACCAAACAACTAGAGTATTTATGACCACATTTATCAAGTTCTTTTTTATCTGGGCCAGTTAACAAATTATCATTAACATCAAAACATTTTGAGCCTTTATATCCACATTGTGTTCCTTTATAAAGCCAAGGACAATGTTCTACAATTTGTCTTTTTGGTAGTCTAAGATTTTGTATGTTAATTTTACCTGTAAGTTCAAAAGTAACTATATCTGGTGTTTCTGATGCAACTCTGTCAACATACCAAATGTCATCTGTTTGAAAAATTGCAGTGGGATCTGCTGTTGAATTTGTACCACTTGTAAAATTTACAGCATCTAAAAATTTTTTACACGTTTGAATCCTTTTAAGTTCTGCATTTAGAGGATTATATAAAAGCAACAAATTTGTTATGGCATTATCAGCATTTGCAACAGAAAAAGTAGGGCGGGGTAATGTACCCTTTGTAGTCTTATTAAATCCCTTTACTTGAACTGGAGCAGCAGAATAAGTAACACCGTTAAACACAATATTACTTTTAAGTTCATTAGTCCCTGCATGATAATAAAATGTTGAATCAATACCATTAACAGCAGAAGTTAGTTTAAGCTCAAATAATTCAATAACAGCAGACGGTTCAAGTTTTTGTATTTCTTCACTAATTTTTGAAGAAGATGGTGATATTTGTGAACTTGTCATGCTTCTGCCACTTCTTCAAATGTTGCATTTATTGTAGCTCTATTTAAATACGGTATCGTTTTATTCCATTGTCTACAAATCATCTTTTTACTAGCACTTTCTCCGGCAGGGGTGTAATCAAAATTTTCTACTCCAGCCCTAGCATCAAGAAAATCTTCTATTTCATCTGCATTTGTTTCACTTATATTTTGCCAAGTAAATTGATAAACTTTTAAATTTTGATTAATACCAAAAGTAGACCTTTGTTGATATCCAGACCCAAATTGTGCAATACGAATGTTAGGTGCTGAATTTTTTCTTGACCCATAAGTAGGATTTACTGTTGTTGGAAAAGCAGCCATTAACTTAATAAACCTCCAGCCATTTGTTGATTTACAATTTCTGCTTGTACTGCGTTTGCTATTACTTCACCTAACTGTGAAGCAGATTGATCATCACCTTGTACAGATGAACCAGAGGCATCTACATTTACAACTACATTTGTTGTACCGCCAAGGGCATGGTTTGGAATAATATTGCCACCTTTTGAACCCATTTGCAAAAGTTCAGGCCCTTGCTCACCAACTAAAAAAGCACCACCAGCACCTACAGGACCACCAGAAGCTTTTTTTGTGAACGCACCAGCACCAATTAAACTTGTGTCAAATCCTGTACTGAAAACATTATCAGTTATTAAAGAGGCAGCACCACCACCACCACCAAATATTCCACCTAGTAAATTACTAAACAATCCACCAATACCACCCACAGCCTGTTGCACCGCCATTTCTACAAGCTGTCTTTGTAAGTTTCTTAATACATTAGAAAGAGCCTGTCCAAGCGTCTGTGCGCCCATTACAGCATCAGTTAAGCTTTGAACTAAGTTCTGTTCAACAGATTGTCCGATTTGGTCAAACTTTTGTTTTAACTTATCGGCTTGCTGGTTTTGAATAGATAATCCAATATTTGCTTGCTCTATTAAACCAACCTTCATATTAAAACTTTGATTAATAGCATCACTAACAGTATTTTGATCTTGAAGGTTTTTTGTTATTGTCTGATCCTTATTAATAATCTCATTTTGAATATTTGATCTGCCAATAAAAGTTTCATTAATTTCTTCTTCTTTACCAAACCTTTCATCTAATTGTTTTTGAAGTGATCTTATTTGTTCAAAAGGATTTATTACATCAATAGCTTTTTTTAAAATACCAAAATTCTTTATTAACTTATCAACAGTTTTAACTGCTTGAATACTAAAT